TTTTTATGACCAGCATCACTGATTGCATTATATACAGTAGTTCTATCACTTTGGATAGCCTGTTTCATGTAGACTGCGATTACAGCCTTCATACGTTCCTTGTGAGCCAAGGCTTGATCTTTTATTGCTGGCGGCGCATCATTTGATACGATCATTAACCTATCAACGCATAGCTCCGCGACTTCTTCTGGAGTAAATCCTCGGTTATTAGTAGTTCGGACTCCGACGCTACCAACAGACATTTCAAACGGCATATTCATCTAAAGTTCCCATCCCTATAACTATCGCCTTTGCTGGCGGCATCAATAACGGACAACTGTTGTAGCGCAGACTCATATCGCTCTCTGTATGACTGCATAACGTCAGGATCGCCCTTCATAAACGTGTACGCCTCTACCAAGGAACCATAAAGAAGTACAGTGTCAGCGTTCTCACCAAGCCAAGACGTGCTTGTAGTAACAATAGACTTAGGCTCAAAGTAGTAATGTAACTCTACGGTATATGTAGCATTAGGCGTTGGACCTATAATAAAGTGTCCGTCTGTAGCCGCTGTTATAGCGTCACCATCAAACTGACCATAATATTTAGGTACACCTTCTGTAGCTGTTACGGGGTACGCTTCCCGCATAAAGTTAACGTCTTTTTCTAACAAGTACGTGTACGCCGCTGTAGTAGGGTCAATAATTGCTAGAGAGAATACCGCTAAGAAATCAGCAGGACGTTCAAGGTATTGGTTCCCTTGAAAAAGAGTACCCGTACTGTTGGACCTAACTTCAGGTATAGTAACAGTACGAAATATACGTTGCTCCGCTTGCTGAACAAACGTAGGGATCAAAGAAACAAACGTTGCCTCTGTGTTCTCTGTATAATCTTTTATAGCTTGCGTAAGCTCAGTATAATTCATTACTCGGCCTCGCTGTACAAGTTATCGAATATTTGCGTTACGTCTAATGTGTAGTCTAAATCAGATTTAGAATAATGTATATGTTGTGATGGCTTAAAGTCTGGTGCGCCTTCGCCTGTTTCAAACCACGCAGGGTGTGTTACCCGTACTCTGTTGTTAGGTAACGCCACTATATTACCTGTCCACTTACCCGCGTCTAATAGCTGTAGCACATGCGCTTGTTTGTGTTGCGCTGGATCATCTGCTACATCTGTGTCGGTATAATCCACAGTAAACAGGTACTTAGCAGGAAAAAACCCTCCTGCAATCTTTGCCATCCACGGACAAGGTGACGCTCTGTCAAGCGTGTATACCGCATGTGTATGAGAAGGACAGTCCCAAGGCTGGGCTTCGTGAACTGCCATACCCTCGGGCCACTCTTCAAACGGTTCATCAGCTACCAAGGCAGTTATGGGCATCCTAGCCCACATAGCCCCGCCATGCACGTTCTCATCGTCTGTATCGTCTGCTTCACACCCCGTAAAGATAATCTGAAAACTCAGGCATCTGTTGGGCATCGTAGTAACAGCAATAACCATAGCATGTAGAAATTCGCCGTGGTAACGCTCATGATTGACCGTATACTCACGACGAACCCAACACTTAAAGTGTGGTATATTGCTTTGCAAATAAGGCATTAGCCGTTTTTACGAAAACGTTGAGGACGCGCTGCACCGCTACCGCGAGCAATAGTACCCCTACCGCCTTTACTCATTTTCGCTAACTTACCGCCTTTGGCGTAACCCTTCTTCATCATCTTGCCGCCGCCCATCTTTTTAGTGACAGCACCACCAGCTTTCTTCTTGGTTAAGCTGGCACCAGCGCGACCAACCCGTTTTTTGTTAGGAGTAGGTCCAGTTGACATTTCTGCTAAGGTTTTGTGTGAGCGGCCATAGCCACTAGAACTAGCTTTTCCTGAAAGGTCCATAGGTATCATCGTAGCTTGCTTATCACTACGAATACGCTTGCCACCTTGATGCGTATCCAGAGTGTGTTTCTTCTTAGCCGCGCTAGTGTTAGGCTTCTTACTGCCAACGCGCCCTCCGGGTTTCATTTTCCGTACACCGCTCTTAGCGGCACCTTTTTTCTTCATAGCCATGTTCAAGTCTCCTATGGTGTGTTAGCCGTACCGCCCATACCGCTGTGGTTTACGCAGTAATAGTATAAGGTTGGTGCGCTGTTAGCTACAGTTATCTGGACATATGCACCAGCTTGTCCAGCCGTTCCTGATGTGGTTACGCCTGTAGTGTACTCAGAACCACCACCATGTGTGCCATTGGCGGTAGTGCTAAAGCGTAATGGGTGACTACTATTACTAGAGGCGGACTGATCGAACCGGAAGGTAGAACCTTCTGCAATACTAATTGTCGGACTAACAACGCCATCTATGTAGAACTTATTGCCTGTGCCGTATGGATTAGTGCCGCTGGCTACCGTTACCGCAAATATGTTTGTAGTTATAGTAGTAGCGCCTGAAGCGCCTGTACCTGTTATGCCTGTAACTGAAACGTCAATATCGTCTCCCGCAAGTACACTAACAGTACCCACAGAACCAGACGCTGCTACGCCCGTGACAGTATTACTTTCTGGTACGGGAATGTCTAAAGTAACACTACCTACTTGTCCTGTTAAGTGAACAAGGGTGTGTCCTACGGGGTTCCAACCAAATAAACCACGTCCGGGAGAAGCATCAGGTCTTGGATCAAGCAGTGATTGTGGATCAACTACGCGGATACGCCCTAAGAAGTTTTGAGGTTGGTCTGGATCAACTACATCTTTGCCAACGCGAAAGCCAGTACGGTGTCCATCCTGAAACTCGTATACAAGGTCTTCTAGTGGGTATCTAAACCCTGTCCGGTCACATATACCGTATGCGTGTTTACCAGACGCGTAGCTCATCTCATACCACCGTGAAAGGTTTGGAACGGTACAAATATAGAAGACGCACGTTCTTGGTCCTCATATGCCGCTAACTTAAATTGATACTCATACTCTTCTCTAAGAGGCACCGCCCTAGCCGCAGCTTCAGGTTTCTTCATAGCTACGTGAAACGCTAACCCTGATACGAGTGCAGGTACAAACCGTGGGGGTATGTTGCTCGTCTCTCCTCCCACACCTGATGCAAGTCCATCAATACCCTTGAGACGGAAGTATAGTAGTTTGTAAGCCTGTGTAGTGTCCGGTGTGGGCCACAGTGTGAACTTTACTTCTGTAGGTAGCCGCTGCACATATATCTGCGTGGGCCGTCCTACAGTGTTTTTATTAGTCTGCTGTGCGTATGTAGACACGCTAACGCGCTGTAAAGCTGTGTCTATTTGATTTGTACCTGTACCAGTACGTAGCTGATGCTCAATAATGTCTATGGTATCTACGGGCATACTATAATCTATCTGCCCTGCGACCAGATCGACAGTACCAGAGTCAATAGTAAACAGGTTGAGACCCCTGTTCTGCCACTCTAGAGTTAAGATATTAAGACTACGACGAATAGTACGTAAGTCATACCCAGATTGCATCTGCAAGCCAGCCCGTTCAAAGGCTTCTTCAAACAACTCAGGTAGATCAGGTACGACTGTAGCCATTATTTAGTCCTCTTCTTACCACTAGCAGTAGTAGACCATTTTACACGTTTAGGCCCAGTTTTCTTTGTGGCCTCAGATTTAGTTATCTTAGACGCCACTTTCTTAGGGCGACAGGCAGGATAGGGACGTTTGGACTTGCCTTTAGCGGATTTACGTCCGCAGGCTTTACCCGTCTTAACATCGGTCCACTCTTCACCGAACCATTTGCCAAGACCGCCTTTACCCTTTTTTGGTGCTTTTGCCACGTTTAGCTACCTTATTGTTGCCACCCGACCAACTGCCACCCTTGGACTTGTACCATTTGGAAGCCCAAGCATTTGCGTAAGCGGAGGGGTAGACCTTAAACTTCGCCTTGGCCGCAGACTTCGCTTTTGACCACAGGGCTGCGTTTGTTGGCTTGGCTTTCGACATTAGCACTTCCACCGTTTTCTAGCTTGCCGCAGCCGAGAGTTCGGGTCTTTGGCTGCTTTGGGGAATTGTTTCATCTGTCCAGCAGAACGAGCGCAGAACGACTTACGCCGCTTGGCATCTTTACTGCCTTTTTTAACCTTGCCCGTAACAGCGGTTTTTAACTTCGATCCGGGATTTTTACGTCTGTAAGCAGCGACACCCGCCTTTGTCATCCCCGCCCCAGACTTGGTGGAGCGGAAATTCTTTTTGTTACGCTTCGGCATCTCACCCTTTGAAGCCATAACGATCTACTCTATGAGCAGGGTCATTACATTGCCAGTGCCTGTAAAAGCAGAGACAAAACAACCATTGTCAGCAAGTATACCGTCATTGGGGATGTATACGTCATTCCAACCTACAGGCAGGGTTAACTGAAGTATGATCTCACCCGTAGCACTACCACTACGTATGGTGAAAGCCGCAGCCGCAGCAGCGTTAACTAAAACGCCCTGCAACCTGCCCCGTGATGGGCCTACAAGAGCAGCGGTATCGCTTGCCGCAAAATTGTAAGCTCTAACCTCTTGACCAGCCATTTAGCTACTCCTTTAAGGTTGTATTGTGGTGTTAAACGCTTGTGCGTACATTACTGTAATGCGAACAGAACCTGCGTTAGTACCAGCAGAAGATGTTACGGTTAGACGCTTGTCTGAAGTTCCAATGTTGCCCCACTCCAAGGTTCCACCGCCGCCAATGCCTAAAGCCTTGATGCCAACAGTAGTACCTGATGCTACAGCGTTAATAATTGTATTGGCGTTACCACCTACTTCGCCAACGCTGATGTTGGTAGTGGTGTTAGCCGCAGCTACAAGATCAATGATACAGTTAACGATCTTGGAGTTAGCAGGAATAACAATATCTGTTACAACCGCTGCAAGTGCGCCACCCGCAAGGGTCTGTACTGTGTCTTGGCACATTACAACGTAACCTACGTTAGCAATGTTAGTGCCTACAGTTGTTCCAGTTGTGTTTCGGATGTTACCTGCCCGAATCGGGCCTGAAAAAGTTGTGTTAGCCATGATAATCTCCTGTCGTGGCAAATGTCAGTCACACACTGCGACTGTCAGGGATGAGTTAGTAGTACAGTACCTTTAGACAAAAAGAAAGGGGCAACCGAAGTCACCCCTCTCAAACTGTCACCAGTGCCTAAATTAGGCTCCGGGAGAACCGTAGATACCCAGCGGATCAGAGACACCAAACGAATAACGCTCACGCGCTTTATAGCGCACGTTACCTGTATCGAAGTCACCATCCATAGATGTTGTCATCGCGGTACGCTCAAAATGCTTCATGCCATTCGGAATATCAGTAGTGATAAAGAACGCATCTGCATCAGTCAGATAATGGTTAACCGTATAACCGCCCGGAATAGAACCGTTTGAGTTAAGTGCGTTAATGTCATTATCGGCTGTACCCACACGATTTACAGTTTCCAGCAAGCGTGTTGCCACAAACATAAGACCTGTAGGGATAATGAGCTTACGTGGGCGCGCAGCGATAAGAAGACCACGTTCATCAACGTAGGCTGCAATATCAATTACTGCTTGCTCAAGCGAGGTTTCATTCAGGTCAGCAGCTACCGCAGGACGGTTGCCGTTTGTAGCACCCGATACTGTGGGGTGTGCAGTGTTGAACAGCGTGACGCCATCACCTGAGTTAAAGGTGGCGAAGCCTGTGTTCAGCAAATCCGCTGCCTTAACCTGCTTGGTATAAGCCATAGCGCGAGCTAGTGCTTTAGTATAGCGGGTGGACAGTGAATCATACAGGTTATCTTCCATCGCTTCTTCAGTGATAGAGAAACCCATAGCCACAGTTTCATGGTTGTAACGGGCAGTAAATGATTCCTGCGCGTTATCATACGAGATAGCAGAACCTTCGTTTTTGACGGGTGCAGCGCCAAAACCTGAAAGTTTTACTTCCTCTTCAAAACTACGCTCCGAAGACTCGGTTTCGTAGATGGCTTCATGCTCGTTTTCGTACTTGTTGTACTCTAAACCAAACAGGGCGTTGAGGCCCGGAAGAAGCTCTTTTAGCGCCTGTGCGCGAGAAATAGCCATTGATTATCTCCTTACAGGCCAAGACCAGC